CTATTACTGCTAGAGCACATACGTTCTGGCAGGAAAAGGGTTTTAATAATTATGTTATTGATAATAACGAAGACTATTACATAGTTAAGAGTGTTAATAGTCAGAAAATATGTAATGAGATACGCAAGAATAATATGGATTTTACTAGTTAGTTTACTACTAACAAATTGTGCTAACAGGTCACATATGGGTGCTGTGTTGGGATCAACAACAGGAACAACAATGTGTTTAGAGTACTTGGGAGATAATCCCTATTTGATTGCTACGTGTGCTGTCAGTACTGCTTTTGTCGGTGCAGAATTAATGTATAAGAGTGATAAAGATATACACAATGCCGTATTTGTAGACCATTTGAATACAAGTCCAAATGGTTCTTCATATACGAACTGGTATAATTCAAAAACAGGTAATGGTGGAATTATACACATAACAAGGTCATTTACAATTGGACCACTTAAATGTAAAGATTATGACACTACTACAGATATTACAAATAGTTGGCCAATGATAGGTATTGGTGGAGTTAATAGAGAAGTTAATTTTGGAACTGCTTGTCAGTTGCCAGATGGAACTTGGATAGAAAAACCAGATGGATTAAGAGCTGATATTGACGTTGAATCAGCAACAGACAAGAATATTTACGAAATAAATGCTTATTATATGAAATATTTTCCTGATAAGAGGTTTCAATAATGCAAAATCCAGATAAAATTGTAGCAACAACAATATTAATAGTATTATTATTATGTGCATATGCAGTAAGCGGTGCTCAAGCGTGTGTTGATTGTGATTTAAATAAAGACGCATTTAAAAAAACTAGTACTATAAAATTAGAAACAGGTAAAATTTTATATGACAATGTTAGAGAAGTTAAAAATGATACTGAACAGTATTGTTTTGTTAAAATATTAATTAAAGAAAAAGATGGAGTGATATCTAAAGAAGAAGAGTTATATTGCTCCGATGGAAGAAAAGGAATTGACACTCCTAGTTATTGGGAGTTGTTTGCTCAGTTTTACTACCGTGATGTAGCTACACCAGAGTATTGTAGATATTACAGTAGAAAAAAACACGCTTTTAAATCGTTCGGAAAAGTGTGCTTAAATCAGGACGGAGAATGGAAGGTAAAGAAATGATAAAGAATATTATCATAATTGCTCTCCTATTAGTTATTGTATATGGAGTAAGTGCTACAGAATTTTTGGGTTATGCTCAATCTAGCATTGACTTATTGCAAGAACTGTTATATAATGTACAAAGGAGTGTGAAAAACTAATGAACAAATACATTAAGATTTTATCAGTTGCAGTACTTGGTCTATTATTGACTAATTGTGCAGGCAATTATAAAATCAAAAGTGAAAAAGGTAAAGTAGTTAATACTGTTCCAAAATGGTATATGGCTGATTTTTCTGAAAAAGAAGCGTGTGATATAGCACGATTCGGTAAAGAGAAGGAAAAGCAATGTATATTTGGAGTTGGTACTAGCGTTTCACCAGACTTGAATCTCGCAATTGAGAAAGCTAAAATGATAGCGAAAGCTGAAATAGCAGACATTATCAAAGGGGAGATGAATAAAGAGTCAAAACAATTTATTACTGAAATTGGAAAATCAAACAGTAAGACAGTTGTTAGTGAAGTAGAATCTGTATTGGTCAATATTATTAAAGATACACCAGTTAGAGGATATGAGATTTTTGCTCAAGACGTAACCTTAACAAAGAACGGTTACTATAGAGCTTGGATCGGTTTGAGATTGCCATTAGGTGAATATAATAAAATGTTCAACTATACAATTGCTCAAGCAACAGACGCTTATAACTTAAAGTATCACGCTAACAAATCATTTGAAAATCTTATGAAAGAGGAAGATAACAATGATAAAGAAGTTAGCAATTAAAGATATCACAGTATATACAAAACAAAATTGTGTATACTGTGTAAAGGCAAAGGCCTTGATAAAAGGCCTTGGTCTAACTTATACAGAAAAGAAATTAGAAGAATTTTCGTCTGTTGACGAAATGATTAAGGACATTGGTAAAAAAGTAAGAGCAATGCCTCAAATCAAAATAGATGGCGAACTAGTCGGTGGATATAATCAACTTATAGAATATTTTAATAATAAAGGAATAGTGAATTATAAAGGTGAGATTACACGTGACTAAAGATAAAGATAAAAATAATTTAATTTTATTTCCTGAAAATAGAATTAAAAAGAGAATTACAAAACCACAAGAATCCCCATTTACAAAACGATTAAAAGAGCAACAAACTAGAGAGTTTATTGAACATAGTGTAGATGAAATTGGATTTGATTTATTAAGAAAATTTAATGAAATGGGATTAAAGACTTCAAAACAATCATTTACTAAAGACCTTGCGTTAGTTATTGATTGTATAAGAGGTTTAATTTATAGAGATTTTGATATGGCACACGCCGCTCAATTAATGGCAGATAAAATGGTAATGATAAAATTTAATAGAATGGGTAAAGCATCCGCTGCCAGGATTGATTATTCAGCTTTTATGCCAAAAGCAAAACGACCAAATGTTTTTAATAAAGAATTTAAAGAAGAGTTAAATGATTTACAAGATGGATCAGATATGTTTGAGTCTGATATGGATTTGAACGGTGATGATGATAAGAAATAGTTTAATAATATTAATAATGCTAACTTTTATGGGTTGTACAAAACCAAAAACTGAACTGAATGCAATGGAGAAATTTTTTGATTGTATTGGTAGTGGTAATTGTGAAGCATTTAAAAAGAATTCCGTAGAGGAATAGTCCTATGCAGACTTTAAAAAGCAAAAATAAAGGAGGAAGAAACATTATGTTTTTTTCAAAAAGTAAAGTTGCAGTTGCAACTAAAGGCAGAAAAAGACTGTCTAAAACTCAAAAAGTATTAAACTTATTTGAGAAAGGTGAACCAGTTTCTTGGAAACATTTAAGAAACAGATATGACCTAATATCACCAAGAGCGATGGTTGACAAACTACGTTCAAAAGGTCATATGATTTATATTAATAAATCATCTTCAGGTACATCTTATAGATTGGGTACTCCTACAAAAGCTATTATAGCTGCTGGGATACAAAAACTATACGGTACTGAATACGCTTATAGTGCGTAGTAGAATCGTAACCAATACGATTGATGTAGGCGACTCTCGGGTCGCCTATATTTTTATATACAATGAAAACAACAGATTTAACACCAGTAGAAATTCATAATAACATCTATTACAAAAGGGATGATTATTATGCTCCATATGGTAAAGACAATGTTAATGGAGGAAAAACAAGACAAGCAATTTGTTTGTTTAGAGAATTAAAAGATGAAATTAAAAACAAATATAATGGTGGAGTAGTTACAGGTTCATCTGTTAATAGTCCACAAGCACCTATCATAGCGGCAGTTGCTAAAGACTTTGGTTTTAAATGCGTCATAGGTGTAGGTGGGACAACACCAAAAACAATAGACACCCACCATATGATGAGATTATCAAGACACTATGGTGCTGATATTGAAAACGTTGCAGGTCACGGATATACAGTTGCAATAGATAGTGGATTAAAAAAGAAAGTAATATCTAAAAAAGGTTATATGTTAATCAAGTTTGGTAATAGTGCTGCTACGAATCCTGAATCAATATTTGATAGTGTTGCTAATCAAGTTAAAAATATACCTGACGAGTTAGATAACATAGTAATTTCAGTAGGTAGTGGTATACAGTTTGCAGGTATAGTAAAAGGTATAGAGAAGTTTAAGAAAAAAGTAAAAAGAATTATAGGGGTCACCTTTGTTGACCGTAGTAAAAAGATTGACGAGTATTTAAATCAATTTAGTAATCTTGAATTAGGTTTTAAGAAGTTTCAAGATTATGAAATGTACAAAACACCATATCCATATTCAAAACCCATATGGGAAGATGTTGGTAATGGCTTTATTGACGATATATACGAAGGTAAAGCACATAAATGGATGAGAGAGAATATAGATACTACAAAAGAAAAGACGCTATTTTGGAGTATAGGGAGAAGATTGACAGCGGAACAGGTAGATAAGTTATATAAATAGATATATGATTAATATTAGAAATTGGAGTATAAAATGGCAGAAGAAGCAAAACAACATCCATCATTAATAAGTAAGTCCTCTATGGAAGCAATGGCAAGCACCGCTGGTTCAGGTGACTTGCTATTTTCAGAAGTCTTAACTAGAGTAAATAACGCAAAAGATAAATCTAAAAAGTTGACGGTCTTAAAACAATATGACCATCCATCTTTAAGGATGCTTTTAAAAGGATCATTTGATCCTAGTATTGAGTGGGAGTTACCAGACGGTACACCTCCTTATATGGAAAATCCAGCACCGAAAGGTACTGAACATACAACACTTAAAACTGAAGCAAAACGTTTGTGGCATTTTATTAAAGGCGCAGATATTAAAACTACAAAAACTCAAAAAGAAACTATGTTTATCCAAATGTTAGAAGGATTACATATGGACGAAGCGAGATTATTGCTTAGTGTAAAGAATAAAGAATTACATAGAGCATATAAAGGGTTAAGCGACTCTGTAGTAAAAGAAGCGTTTAGATGGAACGAATTGTATCAAAAAGAAGAACAAAAAAAGAACATATAGTCAAAAAGACTTGGTTTTACTTGATTTTAAGTGCTTGACTTTCCTTTCTTTTATGTGTATAATAGATACATATAAACAATAAATATAGAAAGAGAGAATATATTATGAAAAAAGTGATGTTTATTATACTATTGAATTTAGTACTATGGTTTGGACTAACTAGTCTATCCAATATTGCTAATGCAAATGAATATAATAAAGCAGTTATAGCACACGTTATCAAGGAAAACCTTGACGGCAACGGTGTAGATACTACTGCTTTAATGGAGGCAGAACTACATAGGATAGTATACGCTATGATAAATGAATTTAGTGGCGTTATACAAGAACACCTACCAAATATACTAGATAGTCTTGCTAGTGAAATCAGACAAAAAAATGATGAAGAGTTTAAATGTGCTCTTCTAAAGAATAGTGACTATGAGTGTAATTGAAAATATAGTTAACGTTTTACATTGGATATATCAATATATTCCTAGAGAATTAGTAATAGTAATTCTTGGGAGTAT